GAACGGCATCAAGATAAACAGAACTACCCTCGCTGACATTCGGCGCGAGTATGAGGATGAACTCTTTACCCTAGAACGCCGCCTAGAAGAACTCGCTGCGTATGCTATGGGTGACACACCTATAAACCTAGACAGCCCAGATGACCGCTCTAAACTGTTCTACTCCTGTAAGGTAAAGAACAAGACCAAGTGGGCTGGCATCTTCAACCTAGGTCACGAGGTTCGCGGGGCAGGTAAGAAACCCAAGCGACGAACCCGCATGAAGAAGTCGGACTTCAAACGTCACGTTGTCAACGAGACAACCGTCCTGTACAAGACAGTCGGAAGTCAATGTACCGATTGCGGGGGCAAGGGACGCTATACAGCGCGTAAGAAGGATGGTACGCTAGGTAAGGCTATCAGAGTCTGTAAGCCCTGTGAGGGGGCTGGTGTGCGCTATACATCGACAGGTCAGGTTGCGGGCTTTAAGTTGGTACCTCGTGACCCCTACGATGTTGCCGCTGCCGGATTCAAGACTGACAAAGAAACCCTAGAGAGTATGTTTACATCCCTGAGAGGAGAAGCCCGTGAGTTTGCGGAAGCTTACATACGTTATAGCGCAGTTCGAACCTACCTTCGCTCGTTCGTTGAGGGGATGGAGAACAACATGGATGGCGAGGGTTTTATACACACAGAATTTATGCAGTGTGTTACAGCGACGGGTCGCCTTTCGAGCCGCAATCCTAACTTTCAGAATATGCCGCGAGGCTCTACCTTCATTATACGACGGGCTGTTGAAAGCAGGTTCGAGGGTGGTTCGATACTGGAAGGGGATTATGCCCAGCTAGAGTTTAGGGTGGCAGGCTTCCTTGCGGATGATGAGGGTATCAAACATGATGTGGAGATAGGTACAGATGTTCACAATTATACTGCCAGTGTTATCGGATGCTCACGACAGGACGCTAAAGCGCATACCTTCAAGCCACTCTATGGTGGGGTATCTGGTACGGAAGACCAGAAACGTTATTACTCTGCTTTCAAAGAAAAGTACAATGGTGTGACAAAGTGGCACGAGGAGCTACAGAAACATGCTGTTATGAAGAAGCACATCCGACTACCATCAGGTAGACAGTATGCTTTCCCGCAGGCACGTTGGACTGATTGGGGTACAGCTACTGACCGCACTGCAATCTGTAACTATCCTGTTCAAGGGTTTGCAACCGCCGACCTACTACCTATGTCCCTGATTTTATTGGATAGGAAGGTACGGGAGCTAGGCATGAAGTCTGTTATATGTAATACGGTTCACGACTCTATAGTAATGGATGTGTATCCCGGAGAAGAAAAACAATGTGTTGACACAATGGCAGAGTGTATGTTAGCTATCCCTATGGAATCAAAGGAAAGGTATGGTATCGAATACAACATGCCAGTTGGTATAGAACTAAAGATAGGAAAAAACTGGCTTGACTTGGAAGAGATACTTACTGTATAATCCTTTTACGTACAAAATCCCAGCTAGGAGAATTACTCATGGGAAATGAAATTGAAATGATAAATGATGACTTGAATAACTTCCTCACCGCTTTTGATGAGGGTAACGAAAAAGCACTCATGGAATTGAGTGGGCAGGCTGATGGCGATAGTAAACCTAAGATGGGTTTGCCTCGCTTGACTATTAACTACGAGCAGGAGACTGACGACGGCATCTCGTTACCACGGGGAGCATGGCGAATCTGGAATGGTTCTGGCGTTGTCTATGCTGACGATGTTCAAATACGGCCTCTCCTGCGAACCTTCGAGTGGTCTGTATGGGACCAAGAAGAGGGTCGATTCTCTTGTAAGTCTGTTCAGAAGAATAAGCTAGGTGGCGAGTTCCCAGATACCCTAGGTGGTAATAAGTGTGGGCGATTGTCTAAGCAAGAAGAGGAAGCCCTAACTCCTGATGACCCGCAGGTTTTGTTGAGTCGTTCGGTAAACTGTAATCAGGTTATCTATGGGGTGATGGATGCACCCAACGCAAAGAATGCTCAAGGAGTTGCGGCTCCAATCGAAGCCATGCCGTTCATTGCATACTTCAAGCGTTCTGGTTTCCGTCCTGTTAGCGACTTCATTCAGAAGCAGCTTACTGACCGTAAGATAATGATGCAGAAGGCAGTGATTAACTTCACTACTGAAAAGCAGAAGAACGGTGGTGTGGTGTACTGGACTCCAAAGCTATCCCTAGTTAAGGAAGTTAGCATCACTGACGGTGACAAGGAACTGATGAAGAAGTTCGGTGAAACTGTCGTGGCTCATAACGAGTCTGTGTTCGAGGACTACAAGCAGGCGCAGAAAGCAATGTCTAATCCAGCCGATATTGACTTAGAACAGCGTCTGGCTGGTTAGTATGCTTCCGCTTGTAGAGGTACAGGACTTTCTACAAAAAGCAGGGCGGGGGGAGATAGACTCCTCTCGCCTTGAACATTTGATAGAACAGTTCGGAGAAGACTGTAAGGCAGCTATGCGTAAACAGTTTTCTAGTCGTGGTGACTACCGCATTCGCATGTCGGGTGTTGGTCGTCCCCTATGTCAACAACAACTAGAGAAGCAGGGACACAAACAGGATGTTGCCTACAATGATATAGTCAGGTTTGCAACGGGGGACTTACTAGAAGCCTTTGCAATCTTGGTTATGAAAGCCGCTGGCTTAAATGTTGTAGACGAACAGAAGAAGTGTTCCCTCGAACTCGCTGGTCAAACCATCAATGGAACCCTCGACTTGGTTCTTGATGTGGATGGCGAAGAAGAAGTGTGGGATGTGAAGACTGCAAGCCCGTGGTCATACGACAACAAGTTCTCTGGTCGAGGTGGTTACGATGTCATCAAGGAAGATGACCCGTTTGGCTACATCATGCAGGGACATTTGTATGCGGAATCAGAGGGTAAGCGGTTCGGTGGATGGATTGTAATAAACAAATCCAATGGTGAGTGGGACTTTGTAGAGGCACCCCTCGAACAGAGTGAAGACCGTAAAGCCTACCTAGAGGATGCGAACAGGCGTGTTGAAGCTATCACGAATGATGCACCCTTCAAGATTCCCTTTCAGTCAACACCGGAGATGCACACTGTAGATGGGCAGAAGGTAGAGACGGGTAACCGACTCATGCCCAAGACATGTACGTTTTGTTCATTTAAAACAATGTGTTGGAAGAATGCAGTCCACGCTCCTAAAGCAACGTCCAAGGCAAAGTTCAAGCCCTACACTTGGTACACCAAGCACACAAAGGATGTTGCCTAGACATGCCTATCTTGTACACACGAGGTTACCCCCTCGAACTTTTCGTCCTGAATCCAGAGATGCGCTGTGTGTTTGTGGAGTCACATGAGAAGCGAGGGGGCGGTCCTGCAACTGTTGATGTTCGCAGGATGGAAACATCCCTGCCCCTCACTATGCGTGATAACTTCTCAGCAGGGGGAGCCTTGGCTTCGGAGAGTGAGGTTCGAGATATCAAACTCATAGAAGAGGAGTTTCAAATCATTATTCATCATCTTAGACAAGGAGTTCTTGTATGCCTTCCGACACTTCTATTATCAGAAGAGATGGCACTGCTAGAAAAACGTTCCCCAAAAGTAGGACAGTATCTGTTGAAAAGGCTAGACGGGATGAAGGCGGGGTTTCCGTTGCAAGGATTATGAGAGGGACTAGATACAGGTCTGCGTTCGAGATTAACATAGCTAAGTCTCTTGCAAACCGTGAAGTACCCTTCGAGTATGAGAAGCACAAGTTCGAATACATACCCAAGGTACGTACCTACACACCTGACTTTTACCTGCCACAGACAGGCATATACGTAGAAGCAAAAGGTCACCTAGATAAGGGTGACAGGGTTAAGATGCAGCTTATCAAGCAGCAGCACCCAGACTTAGATATCCGGTTCGTGTTCCTACGAGCCAGTAACAAAATTTACAGGGGTAGCAAAACAACCTATGCTGACTGGGCGAACCGCTATGGTTTCCCGTGGGCTGTTGGTAACATACCCCAAGATTGGATTACAAATGGCTGATGAACGAGAGTTTGAAAAGGCAAGCCTACTACCTGAAAGATGGTATATCATACTGAGCAGAGTTAATGATGAGACCTTCAATATGACTGCCTATGATACAACCACTATACTCGAAGAAGAGGAAGATGACGACTACATGGATGCAGGGTTTGTAGCCCAGCAGGGATTGATGGAGTTGCTACAGAATGACTTTGATAGGGTTATGAAAGCGGGCATGGCTCGTATAGCCTTCTACGATGTGGCTGAAAGTATCATGGAAGATATTAAGGATGAGATTGACAATATAGACGAACCTAGGATATTGTCCAAGGAAGAGAACGTTGTCAAAGTAGACTTTGGGAAAAAACAATGAAACGACATGAAGCGTATATGAAAGAGAAGATTGCCGAATCGAATGAACGAGCAGGCAAGGAAGCGTATGGTAATGTTGTTGTGGACATGGTTAACAGCCCCCCACATTATAATAGTGCAGGAATAGAGTGCATAGACGCTATACAAGCAGCCCTAACCCCGGAAGAATTTAGGGGGTACTGCAAGGGTAACAACCTAAAATACACATGGCGAGAACGCTACAAGAATAAAACAGAAGACCTAAACAAAGCCGCATGGTACTTAAACAGATTATTAAAGGTTCAAGGAGAAACCAAATGAACAACCAACTGCCCACTGTATATCAACAATTCATTCACAAATCCCGCTACGCTCGTTGGCTCGACAGTGACAGTCGCCGCGAACATTGGGGGGAAACTGTAGGGCGGTACATAGAGTTTATGACTAGCCACGTTAAAGAAAAGTGTGGTGTTAGTATTCCCTCTGACGTTATCAAAGAGGTCGAGGAAGGGGTCTTGTCCCTTGGGGTTATGCCGTCTATGAGAGCAATGATGACTGCAGGCTCTGCCCTATCTCGTGATAACATCTGTGGCTACAACTGTAGTTACATACCTGTTGACAATCCCCGTTCCTTTGACGAGTGCATGTACATCCTGATGTGCGGCACCGGAGTCGGCTTCTCTGTAGAACGAGAGAACGTGGACAAGCTGCCTGTAATAAGTGATGCCATGAACGAGTCCGACACTGTTATTAAGGTAGCAGACAGCAAGCCGGGATGGGCAAAGGCGTACCGCGAACTCGTTGCGTTGTTGTACGCAGGACAGATTCCTACATGGGATGTATCCGATATTCGTCCGGCAGGTTCACGGCTAAAGATTATGGGGGGCAGAGCCAGCGGGCCGCAACCCCTAGTTGACCTGTTCAACTTTACTGTGAAGATATTTAAGAAGGCAGCAGGACGCAGACTGTTTCCTATTGAGTGCCACGACCTAATGTGTAAGGTGGGCGAGGTAGTTGTCGTAGGCGGTGTTCGCAGGTCAGCCCTGATTAGCTTATCTAATCTTAACGATGACCAGATGCGCCACGCCAAAGCTGGTGAGTGGTGGGATGAACCCGACAAACAAATCTATCGTAATGGACAACGAGCCTTGGCGAACAACTCTGTTGCCTACAAGAGCAAGCCGGAGATGGGTACGTTCATGCGTGAGTGGCTTGCCCTGTACGACAGCAAGTCTGGTGAGCGTGGCATGTTCAATCGTGAGGCCGCTGACAAGCAGGTGGCTCGTAATGGCAGACGAGAGACAGGACATATGTGGGGTACGAACCCCTGCAGTGAGATAATCTTACGCCCGTACCAGTTTTGCAACCTGTCAGAGGTAGTGGTTCGGGAGAGCGACAGTCTTGAAACGTTGAAACAAAAGGTTAGACTAGCTACCATTCTTGGAACTATACAGTCTACCCTGACTGATTTTAAATACTTGAGGAAGGTATGGAAAGACAACACAGAGGAAGAGCGTTTATTAGGTGTGTCCTTGACTGGTATCATGGACCATCCCGTTTTATCCAAAAATGTAGACAGCAAGCGTTGGCTCGAAGAAATGCGAGAAGTCGCAGTGGATACGAACCGGGAGTTTGCGAACATGCTTGGAATCCCGGTGAGCAGTGCAATCACCTGTGTAAAGCCGTCGGGTACTGTGTCTCAACTGGTGGACGCAGCAAGCGGGATACATGCAAGACACAACGACCACTTTATCAGGACAGTTCGCGGCGATAACAAAGACCCGTTGACACAGTTCCTAATCAATAGTGGTGTACCGTCAGAGAGAGACATGGGTAAGCCTGA